TTAACCTGTGTATTTGCATAATGGCAGACAAACAGCCACCAAAAACTAAAAAATATTTCCGCCCCACAAAAGCAGGGGCGGGGATGACTAAAGCTGGGGTTGCTCGTTATAGACGAGAAAACCCTGGCTCTAAATTAAAAACTGCTGTGACAGGTAAAGTAAAACCCGGAAGTAAAGCGGCAAAAAGAAGAAAGTCGTTCTGTGCTAGAAGTGCAGGACAAATGAAAAAGTTTCCAAAAGCCGCAAAGGACCCTAATTCAAGATTAAGACAAGCACGTAAAAGGTGGAGGTGTTAAATGAAAATATCAGATGAAACAAGTATTTCTATGCCTATGAGAAACTTAATAAGTATTCTTGCAGCAGTAGCAATAGGTGTGTGGGCGTACTTTGGAGTCATTGAACGATTAAATAATATTGAAACTAGACAAACATTATTTGAAGAGGATTTAGTTAAAGGTGCCGATCAAACACCTATTGATCAAGAACAGTTTATGTTGTTAGAATTTGTATCAGAACAAGTAGAGGACATATCTGATGATTTAGAAAACATGGCACATAACAAAGTTAATATAACAAGATTACAAACTGATATGGAAAAAGCATTAATAGACATAGAAAAATTAAAAGATAAGGTAAGAGCAAATGGTAACTAAAGTAATTATAGCATTATTATTGTTTTCTGGCGGCACCATGATTGAACATACTGTTACTGATGGTGTAAAAGATTGTCTTGAAAAGAAAAGAATTATGACACGGAACATGCAATCTGATACAGCAACTATACAATGTGTTAAAGTAGAAGCACAAATAGAAACTATAGAGGGCGTTGAATTTATAAGATCAATGAGTAAGGTAAAATAATGTATAAGGCTTATTTTTATTTACTCTGTGCATTTATAACTGTAGTATTTATGTATATATCAATACAAACCAACTTGTAGATAAGGAGTGTACCATGTGCGATTGTAAAACAGATGAGGATTGTGTATGTCGATTAAGATAGAGATGAAAACAGTCCTGCCTTATGTTGTGCTGATTGCAACAGTCGGCATGACATGGGGTATGTGGTCAGAGCGCCTTAATGCAGTTGAAAAGAAAGCTGATAGTGTTGCACAAATGCAACAGGATATTGCTATAATTAAATCTAAAATATTAGATATGGATGATAGAATCGCTTGGATAGAGGAGTTTTTAATTAAAACTTCTGACTTTTAAATGTGTGATGGATGTGACATACTATGTAAAAAATGCGAGATGGAAATGCAAGACTGTGAAAAATGTGATTGTGAATGTCATTGTGGATCCTCCTGCATTTGGTGTGGTTGTGTAGGTTGTGCTCATGCCAATATCCAGAGCACAAATGAGACAACAAATAATGAAGCCCGGGAGGCTTAAAAGGAAAAAAAAGAAAAATGACAAAATTATGTCCAAGAGGAAAAGCCGCAGCAAAGCGTAAATTTAAGGTGTACCCGAGCGCATATGCCAACGCCTATGCTTCAAAAGTTTGTGCAGGTAAAATTAAAGATCCTAGTGGAGTAAAAAGAAAAGATTTCAGAGGCCCTAAACCATCAGGAAAAGCAGATGGAGGTATCATAGACTTCAATAAAATATCTCAAGATCGTAAGAAAGTTTCTAAATTTAACAAGGGTGGCCTAGCCAGAGGATGTGGAGCGGTTATGGCAAACAAAAGAAAAACTACAAAATTTGTTTAAATGGCTAAACCAGGATTAAAAGAGTGGTTTAAGCAAGACTGGAGAGATATAAGCACTCGAAGAAAAGATGGTAGTTTTGCTAAATGTGGCAGAACAAAACAAAAGAAAGACGCAAAACGAAAGTACCCTAAGTGTGTGCCAGCTGCAAAAGCCAATAGAATGACCAAGGCACAAATTAAATCCGCAGTATCAAGAAAAAGATCAGTAGCTCAAGGGGTCGGTGGTAAACCAACTAATGTAAAAACTTTTGTAAAAAAAAAGAAAACATGATGCAACAACAAGATCCAAGACATAATCAATGGTAGCTAAAGTATCAACTATAAAGAATAAAATAAAAGCTGGTAAAAAATTAGGATTCTCGGAAAGGGCGAGAGCAGTCAACAAAGGGTTATTACCGAGTGTCAAGAAAAAAACAAGCAGAAAAAATAAGGCTTGATGTAATTAATTGGTCTAAGACTGTCTTAGAACCAATGAACAAACACATAGGTTTTCCAGCGTGTCCTTTTGCAGCTAAGTGGAGAAAAGATGGAAAAGTGCGAATAGAGGTTCGCATGGACAAATCTAAGTATGAAAAACAATTAACGAGTGTAATAAAGTCGTGGAATAAAAAAGAACACGACATAATAATTTATTGTGATCCTTTTTTTGAACAATACAGCCCAGATCAGTTTCAAGAAAAAATAGATTTTTATAATAAAACTTACAATAGACGAGATGTGTATTTTATGGGTTTTCACCCTGAAACACCAGCTGATCCTAAAGACCAAGAATTTTTATGCGATCCGACAGATGCACCAGTGACACACGGGGATTTAGAATATTCCATGATGCTTATACAAAAGTTTAAACAGCTATATGAAGCAAGTTGCAAACTACATAAGATAGGTTATTATAAAAAATGGCCCAAGGAATACTACAATGAGGTAGTAGCCGAAAGGCAACATACGTATGAAAAACTAAATAAAAAGAGGTGACACCATGATGAAGAAAAAACAAGTAATCAAAAAAAGAGGCGGAGGCATGGCTAAGAAAAAACAGGTCATGAAGAAGCGTGGTGGTGGAATGGCAGCCAAGAAAATGATGATGGGCGGCGCAGTTTCACCAAGAAAAGCTATGGCCATGGGAATGATGGATGGCGGTATGGCTAAGAAAAAACAAGTTATGAAAAAACGTGGCGGCGGTATAATGAAAAAACGTGGCGGCGGAATGATGAAGAAGAAGTAATTTGAAATGGCTACATCAGGTACAACAGATTTTAACTTAAACATTGACGAGGTTATTGAGGAGTCTTTTGAAAGAATTGGAAGACAAGTCAGAACTGGTTATGATTTAAAGTCAGCTAGAAGAAGTTTAAATCTGTTGCTATCTGAATGGGGCAATAGAGGAGTTCATCTTTGGAAAGTTGTTAATCACACACAAAACCTCGTAGCAGGGTCAACCACATACACTGCTCCAGCAGATACAAGTGATGTATTGGAAGCAGTTTTTAGAAATGGTAGCACAGACACTACCATGACAAAAGTTTCAAGATCGGAGTATCAAGCGATACCAAACAAATCTTCGCAAGGCACTCCAACTCAATATTACGTTAGAAGAAATTTAGCTAATGTTGAAATTAATTTATACTTAACTCCAAACACAACTGACACTCAAATAAATTATTTTTATCTTGCAAGAATAGAGGATGCAGGGGCATACACAAAAACACCTGATGCACCATATAGATTTTTACCTTGCATGGTTTCTGGTCTATCTTTTTATTTAGCACAGAAACACAACCCCGGTAGAGTTCAAGAAATGAAGCTATACTACGAAGATGAATTACAAAGAGCTTTAACAGAAGATGGACAAAGAACATCAGTTCACTTAGTGCCACAAAACTTTTTTAGGACCTAAAAATGACTTTTGCAGTTGGAAAAGAGTCACAAGCAATTTGTGATAGATGTGGTTTTCAATACTATTATTTAGATTTAAAAAAAGAGTGGAATGGACTGTTTGTTTGTCCTGAGTGCTACGAACCTAAACACCCACAATTAGAACCTCCATATTCAAAACCTGACCCTGAAGCGTTACAAAATCCTAGACCAGATAGACTAGAACCAACAATTGTTTTTGTTGGAGCACCTGCAGATTCTGCTTTTGAGTCTGATGGAATGCAACCTGCAACACAAATCAGAGAGTTGATTATAGGATCAAGTCTTGGTACAGTAACAGTGGTGATATCATGAATTATTCTGAATTATTAGACAATGTAAGAAATTATACAGAGGTTACATCTGACGTTTTAACAAATACAGTTATAAATGTTTTTATTACAAACACAGAAAATAAAGTCTCAAGAGAGGTTGATAGTGATGACCAGAGAAGATATGCAACAACAACCTTTGAAGCCAACAATGCTTTTTTAGATGTCAGTGGTCCTGAGGGTGGATTTAAATTTGCTAGAGGATTACAATTAGTTGAAACTGATGGGACTAGAACTTGGCTACAACAAAGAGATACAACTTTCATAGATGAGTATATTCCAGAGAGATCAACAACCGATA